CAGCATCCCGAGCGAGGCAGCGGCTTGGTACAGGTCCGGGGCTGCCAGGAGGACAGCCAGCGCCCACGTGCTGTAATGCTTGACGGTGTCCCGGAAGCGGGTCAGCCCTTGGGGCTTGAGAACAGTCTTGGTAGAGCCCTGACGCTTACCGCCGCCGGCACCCCCGATGATGATGGTCTCTTCTTCACTCGGCATCTTTCTTCTCCTTCTGATCGACGGGTTTCAAGATGCCCGTGTTGATGTAGGCCCGAATGGCGTTCTCGCCATCCCGACGCTCTCGCAACTGGGCGCGGATCTCTGAGCGGTCGCTGACCATCCACAAGCCGGCCACCAATCCGCTCGCCAGCATCAGCAGGCAGCACGTAACCGCAACCCAAACGCCAACACCGCCAGCGTTGATGGTGATCGTGGAGGCGCCCCCGTATATGCCGCGATTGGCGACCATCACGTCGCGCAGCTCCCCGACGCCCCTTTCAAGGCGGTCCAGTCCGTCTTCCAGACGCGTAGGCATTACCGGCTGCTTCCCTTCATCTCGCCTTTGATTTCGGACACCGCCCGCAGTAGCTCGGTGCAGGTCCGCCCGATTGCCTCCATCGTCTGCTCGATCTTCACCAGCTCGGGCTTACGCACGAACTCGTCCGACACCAGCACCCGAAGGTCGGTGATGCGCTTGGATAGGCTCACGATGTAGCCCAGTGTGAAAATGAACAGGGGCATCAGAACGCCCACAGCCACGTTCACCACGATCTGCCAGTTCATGACTGGAATACCTCCCGCTCGTCTGCCCGGCGGTTGGCCAGACCCTTCATGACCTTCCCGCCTGCCCGGTTCCAGCGTAGGAACTCAGCCGCGGCGCCGCCGATGTCGCCTGCGTTGAACTTTCGCAGCAACGTGGATTTGGCGAAGGCGCTGGCGCCGATGTTGTAGGCCAAGCTCGTCATGGCCCCGAGCTGGGCGTCAGTCGCCGGCCTCTTCAGCACAGAGCGCACGCCTTTCAGGAATCGGTCCACGTCCAGCGCCAAGCGGTCGTCCGCCTGCGCCTGCGTCCAACGGACGCCCTTCTTGATGCCTGGTCCGGTAGCGCCGTAACCGATCGTCCAGGGGTCACCGCCCGATCCGGGGTCCGGATACGCCTCAAGCCGGCATCCTTCCCACTTTTTGACGAGTGAGACGGCATAGGCAAGGGCAGACACGGGTTTCCTCCGGGCAAAAAGAAAGCCCCCGGGGGTCCGGAGGCTTCTATGTCACAGTGCCTGAAATTTATCTTTATAGGAGACACCTGTCAAGCGGCAGATTTCATGATCCCACCTTCCAGCAATCCTCTCACGCGATCTTCACCGCGCCGGGCCATTTCCAGGTAGGCCCGCTGGGTCATGACCCTAGCCTTCATGTTGGCAAGCAGCAGGTTGCACGTCTCCCAGCGCTCGACCTTCTTCCGGCCCATCCCGCAAAAATAGGCGCGCAGCACCACAGCCATATCCACGTTGGTCCGGGCTATGTGCGCCACGATGTCTTCGATCTTCTGGGCGCGCATATCCGTCTCAAAAGGCTTGAACCCCTGAACGCGGCCCGGCATCTCGTGATGCTCAATCAGGACGGCGAGCAGGTTCTTTGACTGATGCCCGAGGTACTCGCAGTCTCGGTGCAGGGCGAACTCGCGGCCCCAATGGTCCAGCTCCGCGCGGACGTATACCCCGAAGGTGTCGATGTTCATGGTCTACCCCTGTGAATTGGACTTCTTCCTGCGGTGGATCTCGCGGCGCATCATCTGCGCCTCGGCCTTGAATGCGCGGGCTTCGTGCAACACCTCGCGCATGTCGTAGCCCTGCCGGTGAAGGCTGAACACCAAGTCGGACAGGGCATGGTCGAGCCTGGCGACGACTTCCAGCTCTGGGGTGGTGTACTGGCTGAAGGCAGGGTTCATTGCTCCGGCCCTCCGGTGATCCTGACCACAACCTGGCCGCCCTTGCGCACCTCCGTGCTGACCATCGGGTGGCTGATGAAGCGCTTGTCGTCTATGCCCAGCGCGTCGGCGATGCCGTCCCGGTATGGCTTGAACCGGGCGAGCATGTTGTCGTCGTCGGGCAGGCGCCTGGTTGGCGGATGGAAGGTCACATGCAGGTGAAGTCGCCCCTCCGGCAGCGCCCAACCCCTGCACCCGGACTCCAGCGCAGTTACGGCGCCGAGGTGCCGCGCCAGCCGGGCAGCGCCCGACCGCTTCGACCAGTGCACACGGGCGTTGGGCGATAGCCGCTTGTCCGGCCACGGTAGGATCAGGTCGTTCATGCCGCCACCCCGATGCCCAGCATCTGGTCCTGCCGGGAGATCAGCTCGGAGTCACTGCCAAAGGCTGCGTGGAATGGCTTACTACCCTCGGCGAGGCTCGGGCCGTAGTGGTCCCGCATCTCTTGGTGAGTGCAGCCAAACCCAACGATTCCACGGTGGTGCCAGCCGCACAGCCCGATGCCGGACATGTGTCCAATGCGACGGCCTCCGCTGAGCAGATGGTGATAATCGCAGCCAGGGAACACGGTGAAATGCCAAGGGGCGCTGGGCTGCTCGCTGCGGATCACGCAGGCCACGCACAGGCCTTCCTTGCAGGCCACGATACGGGATGCCTCGGCTGCTGTTGGAGTACCAGTGGAGTGCTTCATTGACGGCGCTCCCAGCGGCACCGCGCCTTATCTTGTCGCTGCCAGTTACGGAGCAGATCTTGCACAATCGGGTTTTCAGATGCATAGACTTTCCACGGGATCCTGCACACGACTCGATCGCTGACCTTGACCCACTTCCCATCGCCGCAAGCCTGTCGGTCTGCTCTGATTACCGCTCGAAGCCGATGCTTCGCCACTGTTGCGGAGTCGAATTTCCACGGGTGGTCCAGCGGGTTGAAGGCGTTTGCTATGCCCTGGGGATCAACGAGCCAAGACAACGTTATGACTGGTGGCCTCCAGTCGTATGGTCCGCCCGGGATCATGCCGCCCTCCCCATCTGCTCAGGGAACTGGAGCCAGACCCTGCCGGAGAAGTGCTGCTGCATCGCCTCCAGGTAGGCCGAGAGCTGCTTCACGTTCATGCGCGAGGTGACGGGCAGCATGTCCATCGCCAGCAGCTTCTGCTCGTAGCTGAGGCTGCGCCTGATTGCTCCGTCATAGACTGCCCGGAACTCCTCGTCCTCAGCGCGAAGGATCGGCACCCCGAAGTGGAGCTTGCAGAACCGCTTGACGCCCAGCGCCGAGTCCTCGCGCAGCTCCCGGGCGACCTGCTCGTACCACGCGTGGGAAATGGCGTTCTGGTCAAGGCTGCGGCTCTTGCCTTCCTTGATCGTCATGGTCACGAAGCGGTGCTGCCTGTAATGCTCTCTCAGCTCGCCGATGGCTGCCTGCAGGGAGGTGTCGCTGTTGATTGTCAGCTTCACGGAATCACCTCCGGTTGGCCAGGAAGCGGATGCCAGTGGGAGGGCTGTGTTGCTGGGCAACCGAATCCATGCGCACGCCAAGCTTGCTCATGAGCATCCCAGCCGCCACGCAGCACCCTCGTATGCCAGTCCGGGTGATCGAGCAGCAAAGGGCGGCCATCCTTCGGCGCGGTCTCAATCGGTTGCCACTGCGGGGCGCGAGTGCGCCAGTAGCACACGTCGCACAGGTCTTGGTCGGTCTCGTCACGCCCGTGATGCGACGGGTTGATGGCGTAGCTAGGGCAGATTCGGCAGCGGCTCACGACCTCACCTCCCCGGCGAGGTCGGCGCGGCGGTATAGCACTACTTCACCACCTTTTGCAGCCGCCAGTCTCTCGGCGTCATGCTGACTGTTGAATGTTGTTCCTTCCCGAACTACCAGCCACACCTCTTCCGGCCCAACCGGCTCGGCGATAATTGCGTAGCTGTACTCCTCCCAGTTCCAGCATGGATGTTTGATCGGAGTCCATGCCCCGCCGGCGTTATCAGCTACCCTCCGCCCCTCCGCCGCCAACCGCATGACCTCGGCCTTCCCCGCCGTAGTGCTGGTGTCGATAGGTTCCAGGTTCATGCGGCGTCTCCTTCTTCCGGAGTCACGCGAGTCATCGCCTGCATGAAGAGAAATCCGCCATGTCTGGCAGGACCGAACCACACACCGCCTTGGCAAACGAACCCAACGCGGATATGCGATTCGACCTTGTCGCAAAATCGGATCCTGTCATCAGCCATGACAACTTGATATTCAGTGCTCATGCTTCCCTCTGTTTGGTGGTCGGCGCCAACTGCGCCCTCTTGATCTCGCCATCTCGCTTGTCCCAGCCGGCCTGCCACTCCTTGCGCAGCTCGTGACCGTCTGGACCCATTTCGTAGAGCGGGACGCTGTCCCTGCCCTTCCCTGCGTCGCGCATCCATCGGCCGGCCTGGTGGGCTGCGTGCGCCTGCTGTGACGTCACCACTTGTCACCTCCGACGTCACAGAAACGCATCGTCTGGTCGAGGAAGCGCACCTTCTTGAACCCAGTCGGTCCGTGCCGGTTCTTCTCGATCAGCACCTCGGCCATGCCCTTGTCCGGCGAATCGCGGTTGTAGACCTCGTCCCGGTAGAGCATCAGGATCTGGTCGGCCTCGCGGGTCAGCTCGTCGCTGTTGGCCAGATCGCCGGCATTGGGCCGCTTGTCGCCCTGACGCTGGTCAACCGTTTTGACCACCTGGGCCAGCGCGATGACCGGAATCTGCAGGTCTCGGGCGAGGTTCTTCATGCCCCGGGCAACCTGGGAGACCTCGGTGACGCGGTCGGCGCGCGGGACGCTGATGCGCTGGGCGTAGTCGATGAAAAGGCAGCCGATGCCGTGGGTGTGCTTCCACTTCCGAGCGATGCCCACCAGTTCGTCCAGGGTCACCGCCGACCGATCGTAGATCCACATATCTCGGCCGATGGCATCGGCCATGCCGGCCTGCAGGCGGGTCCAGTCCTCGTCCTCAAACTGGCCGGAGCGCAGCTTAGAGGCTGCCACCGACGACACCAGCGACAGTCGGCGCAGGGCGAGCTGTACGGCTGGCTGCTCGGCGCTGATGACGCCCGGCCGCTTGCCGGCGTTCGCCGCGGCTTCGATCAGGCCGCCGAGGAACGCCGTCTTGCCCATCGCAGGACGGCCGCCGATGATCGTCAGATCGCTGTCATGCCAGCCGCCCAGGATCTCGTCCAGGGCCTGCAGGCCAGTTGGGATGCCAGGCAGCTTTCCGCCGTTGGCATGGGACCGCTCAACCTCGCGCCATGCCTGCTGCAGGGCCTGCTTGCCGGTGTACTCGCACGCGCTGACGGTGGCATTGAGCGCCAGCAGACGGCCCGCGGCAACGTCCACCGCATCGGCTTCGCCAGCACGAGCCGCGGAGACCAGCTCAAGCCCCACCTGCACGGCCTCACGACGGCGCCAGTTCTCGCGGACCAGCTCGGCATAGGCCACCACCGCCGAAGACCCCGGGACGTTGCTGGCCAAGTTCACCGCGAAGTTGAAGTCGTCCGGCGAGGCTTCGCCGATCGTGACCGAATCAGCCGGCTCGCCAGCCAGCACCCGGTCACGGATCAGGCCGAAGACCCTGGCCCGCTGCGGCGAGGTGAAGTGGTCGGCGCTCACCAGAGGCGCGACGTCGTGGAACCGCATGTTGTCGAGCAGCAGGCCGCCGATCACGGCCTCTTCGGCGAAGGCTGGGGTCACGTTGCTCACAGCGGCTTCCTCCCGCCGCCGGCCACGAGATCCATACCGACAGCCATCGGTACCGTACGGAACCCCTCGCTCGCTCGTCGCGCCCAGTTCCGCCACGTCGCCGACCAGTCAGCCTTGCGCCCGTCTTTGCCGGCCTTGGCCGCCCAGTAGTCACGGAACTTCTCGACTTCCGCCGAGATGTTCAGCCCTGGGCAGTTCTGCGCCGTCCATGCGCGCAGCACATCGTCTGGCTGCCAATCGGCGGGCAGGCGGGAGCCGGTCGGCGACCGCGATGCCACCGGAGCGGCGGAAGCGGGATTCCCCGTTTCCGTTTCCGGCGACGCACTGCTCTTCTCTTCTCTTTTCTCTTCTTCTCTCTTCTCTTCTAGGACGTCACACTCCGTCACATGTGACGTCACACCCTTCTCGCGCTTCCTCTCACGATAGGTGCGAGTCCTTGCTGCGCTTGAGTCTGAGGGGGATTGGCGCTTCTCCCAGTTGAGGGCATTCCAGGACTGGTCGATGAATCCCTTGCGCACGAACAGCGCCTTTGTCTCGGCCAACTCCTCCGGCGTGATGCGCATATGGAATGCGATCTCATCGTCACTCAACGTCACTGTGACGTCACTGCAACGCATGCAGAACACCATCAGCAAACGGCGCTGCATCGCCTCGCTCATCATCTGCACCTTGGCGTCAGTGGCGAACTCGGCATACATACGGAACCAGGGGTTGGCCATTACACAGCTCCCAGCAGGTCAGGCTGCGGCGAGGAACTGCGCCGGGCTTCCGCCCTCGCCTGCTCGCACGCGCACCGGGAGAGATGCTCGGCCCGCTCCGAATCGCTGAGTGGCGGGGACTGCTCGGCCACCTGCACGCATTGCTGCAGGCGCTTGATGGTCTCGATCCTGGTCATGGTTGCGTCCTCAATGAATCTCAGGAGGAATGCTGGCAAGCACATAGGCGTTTTGCAGTGCACCGTTGTGTGGATAACTCGGCCTCTCGTGTTACTCATGAGGGTCGCTCCGGTTGCTTTTCAGGCCCTCAAAAGGGATTACCTGGGCCTCTGTTTGCGGAAGTCGGAACATCTGCTCCAACCCCCGCTTGAACGCCTCCTGCGCCGCTTCCTCAACCGTCATTCCTAGACGGCTTGCCAGCTGCCTGAGCGCTTCCATTTCCGCCCGGCTGAGATTCGTTGTTTCCACAGGGCCTCCACCGGGCCTGGAGCTGGCCTTCAGGCGGCAACCGCGTCGCGGCTACCCTTCTGCATGCTCTGAACACCGGCCAGCAGCACCTTGCGCACGAACACGGCGCGCTGCTGCTGGTTGAATCGAGCCAGGGCCTCGACAACGGCGAGTTCGTCGTCGTTGAGGCGGATCTTCACTTCGTTGTCGCGGATGTGGGTCGGGTCTGCGTACATGGGTCTTAAGGGAGTCAGTGATGGGGTATTACGTGGCCCCTGTCCCCGCCGTAGCATTGGAGTTGCTAGACAACCTCAACTACGACGGAGACAGGGATGAACGAGGAACAGAAGAACCTGGCCTACTTGGTCGGGCGACTTGCAGCAGCCGAGAAGGCGCTACAGACGCTCATTGGCAGTCATCAAACGGACCGGGGCGTGCTGGGGGAGCTGCTGAAGACGAACTTCGGGATGCGCAGGGAGTCGCTGACCGCAGACGTCCGAGAACATGGACTGCCAGAGGAGGCAATAGCGATTGCCAGAACAGCTTTCGTTTCCGAAGAGCGCGCAGTCTTTCGAGGACTCGCCGGCGGGCGATTCGTCGCTCCTGCCTGGAAAGAGCTTTAACAAAACCCTCCGGGTCCTCCCCATACGGATGGTTGAGAACCATCTCTAGCGCGTATGGGTACTTGGGGAGTGCCCGGAACCGCTCTGCCACTTCCGGCGGCATCACGCTGGGAGTGGCGACCACTTCGAGTCCTCTCGGCGCGCCCGGCTCCCCGGGGATGAGCCGCCGCCACCCGGAGTCAGGCTGCACGGCGCGCCCCCTTCTTCTTGGGGGCCGGACCGAATACGTCCGGGCGGAGATCGTGGCGGGAGACGCCCCCCCTGCTCTCTTCATCCAACCGACGCACAAGCGCGCCGTCGAACCGCTGCCCCTTGCTCAGGGCCTTGCGCAGATAGCCGATGGAAGTCCCAGCACGCTTGGCGTATTCCGCCTGCTTGGCCGGGGGCATAGTTGCGAGGTATGCGCGAAGAGTGTCCATGACACGATCTTACCTATGGGTAAGTCTTTGTCAATACCCGTAGGTCAATTACTTGCGGGTAACATTCTGGGAAGCTATGCGGATGGATAAATACGAAATTCGTCGGCTTTGCCTGCGCTCTCTTGTGGACAGCAAGGGACACGGCGCCATCGCAGCGATATCCGCTGCATCTGGAGTAGATGCAAGCTACGTCTCTCGTATGCTTTACGAGCCTGGCCGAGCAGGACGTAAGCGCATAGGCGAGGACACTTGGGACAAGCTGGTATCCGCATTCCCTGCATTAGATGAAGTGGCCGGCAGCGGCCACGTCTCACCAGTCTCGGAGAATGAGAACGCAGAGGGCTATCTTCGCGTCCGTCAACTGGATGCGGAGGCTGGCATGGGCAATGCGATAGAAAACCTGGACAACCCAGAGGTGATCCGCTCCATCGACTTCGAGTCAGGCTACATACGCAGCATCGTAGGCTTCGCCCCACCCCCTGGACGCCTGTGCCTAATAGCTGGCAGAGGCGATTCCATGATGCCGCTAATCCAGCCAGGTGACACCGTTGTAGTGGATACCGGAGTCACCTCATTCGATGGAGATGGGATCTACCTAATAAACATGGGGAACGGCCACCAGATCAAGCGCCTGCTTGATCGCGGGGTTCTCCATGTGGCGAGCGACAATGCCAGCTATGGCGTGCCTTTTCCTATGCCGGAGGGCACTTTGATCGGCGGCAAGGTGTATTTGCGGAACAGGATCGACAGGTTCAACTGACAACAAGGATAGGTGGTTGAAATGAAGGCGAAGCTCATCACTCTCTTAGCATTCACTTTGGTTGGTTGTAGCCAGCAACGCGGCATGACAGAGGCTGAACTTGTAGGAATCCGCGGCGACATCAGCTACCTAAAAAGGGAGGCTGAGATGCTGTCAGAGTTCCGCCAGGAAACCCGTTCACGCCTATCGGCAATAGAGAACTCGTCAACGGGGGGGACATGGGCAATTTTTGACCCTGCCGGCGGCAAAGGCTACCAATACATAGCAACAAACGTGTCGCCCATCCTCATGTCCTTCGTTGACTCCTCTTCTATCGGGGATGGCACAAAGATAAGGCTTAGGATCGGCAACGTTTCCTCTGCTACGTACACGGGGGTGAGATTAACGATCCGCTACAACACGAGGGTCCCGCAGGAGCCATCCAGTGTTCCGGCCTGGAACGAAGCTACTAAAGAGGTTGTAAGGGATGAAGTGACCGAATTGCCTGCTGGCTCCTGGGCGGAAACGGAAGTATCGCTACCCGGAATCAAGCCCGATGTACTTGGGCATGTTGCAGTGCAGGCTCATCTGGACAACCTCAAGCTGCGTACCTCCCAATAGCCCTAGCCCAAATAGCACACGAAGAGCCCCGCAGCCGCGGGGCTTTTTTTTGGCCGCCCGCCATTCATGAACGCGTTTATGATTTACCCGAAATTACTTACCTACGGGTATTGCTTTAATGCTTACCTGTGGGTAAGGTAACTCCATCGCCCCAAGACACCCTCAACCGAGGCGGGGCCAGGAGACGAGTCATGGATATCGCGTTCGTCATCGTTGTGACCTTGGCCGGGGTGGCCGCCATCGGCGGGCTGATCCTGCTGGCCGTCCGGGTCAAGGGCGTCAAGGATCTGGCCGCCGGCCAGCCTGACCGCGAGGCCGCCTTCCTCGCTACCGAAATGGCCGCCAGCTACGACGCTGCCCGCCATGTGCGCGACCGGGAGGCCTGAGTCATGGCCGACTGGAACATCTCCCGCAACGACAGCGAAGCCGACCGCGCCGACTCCGAGCGCGCCGAGTGGATCGCCGAGCGCGCCGAGCAGCTCAAGGCTGAGTACGCGAACGATCCGGCCAAGGTTGAAGAGGCTATCGCTGACTTCTTCCTCGTCGACGAGGGCTCGTTGGTCACGGATCTGACCGCGCTGATGCTCAGCCCCCCCCATTCCATCGGCGCCGCGTACCTCTTCCGCGAGCAGATCAAACAGCAAATCGCTCCGATCCTGCGCGAGTACGCCGAGGACGCCGCGACCGCCGAGCGCAACCAGATCGAAGCAGCGGACGAAACCGACCGCCACGAACAGAGGGACGCCGCATGAACGCAGTGATCTACGACTTTCGCGAATTCCAGACGGTCCGCGACAGCGTGCGGGCTACTGGCCTCAGCCCTGCCCCGCTTTTCGCCAAGCTGCGCGCTGCTCAGCGCCAGGGTGATCGAGGCCTGTCCGTGGTCGCAGCCGCTCAGAAGATGAAGCGCCAGTTCCGTGACGAGTTCACGGGCGGGGATGCGGCATGAGCGTCCTGTCCGTCTTCTCAGGCAAATGCCTGCAGGCCGTCTGCGGAATCTCCACCGGTTACAAGGACATGAACGGGGAGCCACTGCATACGGGCGACATCGTCCAGGTCTACACCGAGCTCTACGGTCCCGACAACCTAACAGTGGTCGTTGGGGACGAATGGACGACCTACAGCAACGGTGTGATCGAGCGCAAAGACGGTCCGGTCCATTACTTCGTGATGGGCATCAAGGGCGTCCCGCTGGAGGAAACCGGAGAGTGGCGGGTCAGGAAGGTAAAGGGCTTTGAAGACGTGATTTCTGGCGAGCACTGGCGCGCCTACGGCTTCAACTATCAGGCAACTCCGGATTCCGTACTGGAGGCCGCATGACCACCGCCGACCGCGCCGCGCACCGCTACGCCATCGGCCACATGGCCGCCTACTTCCTCGCGTTCTGCCTGGGCGTTGCGTTCGCCCTGGTGGTGGGAGCGTTCGCATGACCGACACCGACTTCATCCGCGCGATGCAGCAGGGCCTGCCGCCGATCGCGCCTCCGGCCACGCCGGGCCTGGCCGTCACCGAGTACCGCATGGATGGGGTGCTGCTGGGCAACGCGGATATCGAGATCAACAACCACGAGGCTATCAACGGCCTCTTCGCAGAGGATTCGAACGATGAGCAGTAGGCACATGCATAGCGCCATCAACAGCCCCGACGGCGGCGAAACCTGCGGGATCTGCGGAGAGAACTTCCGGAGCGCGGTCCATCTCCGCGTCGGCGAGCCATTTCCCACCGCTCGCACCTGCAGCGATGAACGCCCGTGCATTCCTTGCTACTCGGATCAGGGCGCGTGCATCGGCCCTGCGCCGAAGGCCGCGGGCGCCGCCTGATGCGCCTCCTGACCGCCACCGCGTGATCCCCCGCTGCCCGCTCCCCACGGGCAGCACCACCCGCGCCGGCCGGGTTCCCCAATGCCGGCACCTATTCCATCTACCAGCAGAGCAGCCATGAGCAACCTCGTTCTCTCGCAAACCAAGAGCCTCGCCACGTCCCTGAACATGGGCGCCGCCGACGCGCAGGAGCTTGTCGCCGTACTGAAAGCCACGGCCTTCAAGGGCCAGGTCTCCGACGCGCAGATGACGGCCCTGCTGGTGGTGGCGAACCAGTACGGCCTGAATCCGTGGACCAAGGAGATCTACGCGTTCCCCGACAAGAACAACGGGATTGTGCCGGTCGTCGGCGTCGATGGCTGGTCGCGCATCATCAACTCGCACGCTCAGTTCGACGGCATGGACTTCGAACAGGACGAGCAGAGCTGCACATGCTCGATCTACCGCAAGGACCGCAGCCGACCGGTGCGTGTGACCGAATACATGGCCGAGTGCCGTCGCTCTAACGCTGGTCCGTGGCAGTCCCATCCGCGCCGAATGTTGCGCCACAAGGCGATGATCCAGTGCGCGCGCTTGGCGTTTGGCTTCGTGGGCATCTACGAGCAGGACGAGGCCGAGCGCATCATCGAGGGCGAGGTTGTTCGCGCTGAACGCGCGCCGGCCAGCAATACCCGCCAACTGCCTGCCGAGCCGGAGGACACGCCTGAGCGCCAGGCGCTGTTCGCCAGCCTAAAGGGCATTGCTACTGCTGGCTTGGACGCGTATGCCGACGCGTGGGTCAAGCTGACCGCCGAGCAGCGCAAGATGATCGGCCAGTCTGGCCACGAGGCGTTGAAGGCCGAGGCCGAACGCGCCACGGCGGAGGTGGTGGAATGAGACTGATCCACTGCGACCAGGGCAGCGACGCATGGCACAACGCCAGAGCCGGGGTCATCACCGCCAGCATGTTCGCCACCGCGCGCTCGCGTGTGGGCGAGCTGACCGACCAGCAGCGCGCCTACGTGGATTCGGTACTGGCCGGCATGGCGCCCAAGGCTGCTGCCGAGGCAGCCAGCTACAAGGCCGTGCCGAAGTCGGCGGTGATCGAGAGGGCGCTGGCCGGTGAGCCCATCGGCGAGTTCAGCGAGGCGTCCAAGAACTACGCTTTCCGCCTGGCCATCGAGCGCATCAGCGGTGAGCCGCTGGACGAGGGTTTCGAGACATTCGCCATGCGACGCGGCCACGAGCTGGAGCCGTTCGCCAGAGCTGAGCATGAGGTGCAGACCGGCCTGCTGGTGAAGCGCGCTGGATTCGTGCTGAGCGACTGCGGCAACTATGGCTGCTCGGCGGACGGCTTCATAGGCGAGGCCGGCGGCAGCGAGTACAAGGCCTTCATCAACCCGGAGAAGCTGCGGACCTTCCACCTCGACAACGATGCGAGCGAGGTGTTCGAGCAGGCCCAAGGCTGCATGTGGATCACCGGACGGCAGTGGTGGCATATCGGGCTGTACTGCCCGGCGTTGGAGCCAGCCGGAAAGCAGCTGTGGTGGCGCCGGTTCGAGCGCGACGAGGCCTTCATTGCCGCCATGCGCGACGACCTGGAGCGCTTCCGCCTGATGGTGGATGGATACGAAACCAAGCTGCGTGAGCCGATGCAGGAGGCCGCCTGATGGACGTGACCCTATATCCCTGCCACATCAAGAAGCTGGCGCGCGGCGGCCATGCCCGGGCGGCGAAGTTTGCGCACGTGGTCGAGGGCCGACGCTACACCACCCGGCAGATCGCCAGCCGGCTTGACGTATCGATGGGCTGCGCGCTGGAGCGTGCGAAGCGCGGCCCGTTCCCCCTCACTTGGGCGTCGCTGCAGCAGTCCCGGCTGGTGAAGTCATGAGTACCCACCCTTCAAATCAAAACCTGTGGTTCGGGCCTGTGCGCCGCGAGCCGATGAGGAGCATCGCATGACCAGTAAGCACACGCCGGGGCCGTGGGTTGTGCATGACCACCCCACAGATCCGTACCAGTACGGGCATCACGTAACAACCGCAGACGGTCTGACGGTATGCAGCGTGACCTATCAGCTCCCCGTCAGCACGCTGAACGGCGTTGAGGAGGCCACACGCATAGCTAACGCCCGCCTGATCGCAGCAGCGCCGGAGCTGCTGGAGGCGCTGATTCGGCTTGAATCTGAGCTGGTAGAAGACAAGTACGGAAACGACTACGAGCCGTCTCCGTTCGAGAACTTGGCAGTCGCCCGCGCCGCCATCGCCAAAGCCACGGGAGAAAGCGCATGACCAGCATCCACGTACAGCCGACGTTCGACGGCGCCACCACGCGCCAGAAGGCAGTCGAGGCCGAGCAGCTGGCGGCAGACGTCGCCGCTTTCAAGAAGGCCGGCGGCAAGGTCCAGGTGCTGGGCAACACGCCCATCGACCGGACCGGAATCAGCCGCCGCCAGGTGGTCGAGGGCGGCGCGGATCGGCGCAAGGCCACGAAGGGGGGGAAAGCATGAGCCGCGAGCGTCCCATCCTGTTCAACGGCGCGATGGTGCGCGCCATCCTGGCCGGCCAGAAGACCCAGACCCGGCGGGCGATCACGCCGCAACCCTACATCGACCGCGGTAACTTTTGCTGGAACGGCAGCAATTACGGCCAGACCACCACCGGCGTGCCGCTGGCTCGCTCGCTTGCTTCGCAGATCCCGAGCGCCCGAACCGGTCGCGTGCTTTGCCCCTTCGGGAAGATCGGCGACCGGCTGTGGGTGCGGGAGAGCTTCCGCATCGGGGAGGACCTGGGCGAGGACTGGGAGGACGGCATGGACGTGGGTGACCGGTTCCCGATCTATCAGGCCGACGGCGAGCACGGCAGCTACAGCGTAGTGCCGCAGGACTGGGAACCGCCGCGCAATGCCAGTGAGGTGCACAACAGCGAGGGCACGGCAGAACACTGGCGGTCGTTTGGCCCCATCCCCTCCATCCACATGCCGCGCTGGGCCTGCCGCCTGGCGCTGGAGATCACCGACGTGCGCGTGGAGCGGCTGCAGGCAATGCCGGAGGCGGACTGGGAGGCCGAGGGCATCAGCTTCTGCATGGAAGACCCCAGCACGGCCGCCGGGCACGCATTCAACGAGGCCGAGCACTACGCCATCGCCGGCGTGAGCATGCGCGGCACTCCGGAAGATCACGGCATGCGCGCGCAATTCGCCGAACAGGGTCTGGACTGGGACAGCAACCCCTGGGTGTGGGTCATCGAGTTCAAGCAGGTGACGCCATGAGCCGCCCCGTCACCCGCCGCCCGCCGAAGCGCAACGGCGGCTTCTCCTGGGGCCGCTTCCCGATGGGCGACACCGGGATCGTCTGCTACCGCCTGTTCCGCCGCGACCTGACCGGCGCGGTGCACATCCAATCCCTGCACTTCTACCCGCTCGACCAGCGCCCCGCCGTTGCCCTCGCCCTGCGTGAGGCGTGCCACCGGCTGCGCGACTGCGTGGACGAAATCGACCTTGCCGCACTGGGAGTGACCGCATGAATACCGAACACATCGAGAAGTTCGTCAACGCCCTCGCCTGCGACCTGGAGGAAGGCGGGTTCCGGCAGGTCAGCGGCACCACGCTGCGTCGGAGCCTGACCGAGGCCGTGAGCACGGCACTTCCGCTGCTGGCCGATACCGGAATCCCGGCATCGCAGCCTGCAGAGCTGGCCGAGCAGCAGGGGGTGGAGGGAACCGGTCACTCGACTGAGGACAACTACCAGCACTTCCTCTCCTACAGCGGATTGGACGGCGACGACCTGCTGCGCTATGCCTACTACCACGGGGCTGACGTTGGCCTGGAACGACCCGCCCTCGCCGCGACTGGCAAGCAGGTTGGCGAGGTGCAAGGAGGGGCGCGCGAACTGCTGGCTGCTGAGTACGATGCAGCCGGTAGCGACAAGCGGGCCACGCTGATCCGCGATGGCAAGGACCACGCGCCAAGCACCGCTTACGCCGTGCGCGCCATCGCAGCCGCCCTCGCCGCCCGCCAGCCGGGGGCGCAGGAACCGTATGGATGGATCGTTACTGGGCCGAACGGTTCCATGTTCATTCCTCTGGCTGCGCGCGAGGTGATGGAAGTCAGCGCAAAGTACATGCATGTCGTTGAGGTCTACGCCGCCCCGCCCGCGCAGGGCATCGACCTGGGGCTGTGGGCCATGCACCTTCAGGGGCCGGATGACGTGCACGCCGCCCCCAGCAAATCCGAAGCACTGGAAGTCGCCAATGCGATCAACCGGGAGTTCGCCAGAAGCCAGGTGAAACCGTATGCGGTCGTGATCCCGTGGGCCGGGACCGCCGCCGAGCACGCCGAGAGTTCCGCCGACTGGGAGGACCAGTGGAAGGTCGGTAACGGGCAGCGCGATGCAGCGCCGGGGGTGGAGTGATGGCTGAGATCTTCCTCGCCTGGGCAACCCGATACCTGATCCTCGGCGCGCTGCTGGTCGTCGGCGCCATCGTCCTGGCCCTGATCGTCGCGGCCTGCCGCGCGGTGCGCTGGTGCTGGCGCTGCGCGGCAAGGGCGGTGGCGCATGGCTGAGCTGCTGCAGGACCACCGCCTCACCGGCCGCGAGCTGGCCAGCCTGTCCGGCGTCGACCTCGCGCGCGCGCGGCCGGCGACGGTGCGCACCTGGGAGGCGCGCGGCCTCGCCCTGCAGGCGCTGGCGCGCGGCGATATGGCCGAGGCACAGCGGGTCATGGCGCATGCCACTGGCGGTGCACGATGATCCACGTCGGAGACTGCTTGGAAGTGATGCGCGGCATGGCCGACGGTTCGATCGACGCAATCGTTACCGATCCCCCGTATGGCCTCTCCTTCATGGGCAAGCGCTGGGACTACGACGTGCCGAGCACGGAGATCTGGACCGAGTGCATGCGGGTACTCAAGCCGGGAGGCCACCTCCTGGCGTTCGCCGGCACACGCACCCAGCACCGCATGGCCGTGCGCATCGAGGATGCTGGCTTCGAGATCCGCGACATGATCGCCTGGGTATATGGCTCTGGCTTCCCGAAGTCGCACAACGGGCCTTGGGGTGGGACAGCTCTGAAACCCGCGCTTGAACCGATCACCGTGGCCCGCAAACCGCTCGCGGGGACTGTAGAAGCCAACTGGCGCGAGCATGGAACCGGTGCACTCAACACCGAAGACTGCGGGATAGGGGCCAAGTTCAGCGAGGGTGGACGCTGGCCAGCCAACCTGATCCACGACGGCAGCGACGAAGTACTTGAAGCGTTTCCGTTATCCCCTGGCCAACAGGGTGACCTTCGCGGCCACAGTCGTGATCGCATGTCGCGCGGCATCTACGGCGACATGGGGGCAGCGCGCGATGCAATCGCTCGCGCCGACGGCGGCAGCGCCGCCCGCTTCTTTTATTGTGCCAAGGCCACCAACGCAGACCGCGATGCTGGCTTGGAAGGCTTCAACAAGTCAGCGGCCGGCATGGCGTCAAACACCAGCGGTCAACACCTGACCCGACGGGACGAGGGCTACCAGGTTGCGACGCGAGCCAACCACCACCCAACCGTGAAGCCGACGGACCTGATGCGCTACCTGTGCCGGTTGGTGACCCCGGCGGGCGGCTTGGTGCTTGATCCCTTCATGGGCAGCGGCAGCACCGGGAAGGCAGCAGTACTCGAAGGGTTCCAGTTCATCGGTATCGAGTTGGACCCGGACTATGCCGCAATCGCCGAGGCCCGCATCCGCGCGGTGCAGCCCGGCCTCGCACTGGGAGATATCGCATGACGGCCCAACTCTTCCCACGCGAGCCCCGCCGCATGAAGCAGCCGCCCAAGGACGTGCTGCGCGAGCAGTTGTCGACCGCGGCCGATCGGATCATCGAGCTGGCCGCCGAGAACCAGCGCCTGCGGGACGCCGCGCACCAGGTCACGGAGCAGCTGCGCGCTGCCTTGGCCACGAACTGAAAGGAGATTCCCAATGGGAGCCGCTGAAAAGCTGGACATCGTCGGGAAGGACTGGCTCACCGTGGACGAAGCCGCGCACTACTGCGGTGTGTCCAGGAGCCAGTTCGACTCAAACATCGCGGAATACGGTATCGAGCCGCGCAACTTCATGGGCAAGAAACTCTACGAGAAGGCCGCCCTCTACTCTGCAATTTACGGTTCCCGACAATGGTCAAGGTCACAATCTTCTGGCGGGACGGCGCCGCGTACCTCAACTGGCGCGAAGGCGGCAAGCGAAGCCGTGTCGCCATTGGTCGCGTCGGCCCACGAGAAGCTGAGAGCATACGAGCGGCGAAGGAAGCAGAGCTGACGCACGGGGTGCGCATCCTGCCCAGGCTTCCCAGCGTGCGAGATTTCCTGGAGGCGTACCTTGACTGGTACAAGGCAGAGCACCCGACGACACACGGCAAGGCCAGGAGCGAGGTGCGGTTGTTCATTGCCCGCTTCGGTCACCGACCCATCGACACCTTGCGACCGATGGAGATGGAGTCCTACAAATCCGATCGGCTCACCAAGGACCGGGTTGCGCCAGAGACCGTAGGGAAAGAGGTTCGGCGGTTGCAGGCGGCATTTCGGCGCGGGGTGAAGTGGAAAGAGCTGGACTTCAACCCGCTGGAAGAGATCCAGGCGCCGCGCGGGGTTCGCAGCGTGGCCGTGCGGTTCTACGATCGGGCGGCGATGCGCAAGCTCTACCGAGCCAATCCTGACCGGGCGGCACTGTGGTTGTTCATGGCACATACGGGGCTGCGCCGCGGCGAACTGGTCGGCCTGGGAAAAGACTCAGTGACCGGGCGCAGGCTCAAGGTAGAGAGCGACCCAGACGAGGATGGCCAGGGCCGCACGAAGTCTGGCAAGTGGCGCGAGGTGCCGCTGAACCGGTATGCGCGCTGGGCGCTGCGCCGCCTGCCAAATCCGCTGGTGGCGGTGCACAAGGACACGGTGTCCGACTGGTTCGCCTCGGATGCCAAACGGGCCGGGATCGGGGGAAGCCTGCACCGGTTACGGCACACCTTCTGCGCGCACATGGTGATGGCTGGCGTTCCGCTGCGACGCGTTCAGCTACTCGCCGGCCACGCGGACTATGCGACGACCGAGAAATACTATGCTCACCTGACCCCCGAGGGCGACGACGGCGCGGTGGCCAAGCTCAGGTATTGAGCTGGGACCACTGGGACCAAACCCTGTGGATATGCGGGAAACAGTGGGAAATGCCGTTGATGCTACATGGTCTAAGTCATTGAATTTGGTGACCCCGGCCCGATTCGAACGGGCGACCTTCCCCTTAGGAGGGGGATTACTTGGCCACTAGGATCAACATGTTAGCCGATAGTCGGGACCAGCACGGGACCAAATGGCTATTCGTCCAGCTTCTCCCACCACTTCGACCGCCCCCTGCCCTTGCGCCTGGCCGACTCCTTGAGCGAGGCGGCAAGCTGCTCCTCTGGGGTGCGGCTATCGGGCAGCAGCAGGTGGCCAAGGGCAGGCGCCAGCTTCGTGGGGTCCGGGCGGTCCGGGAGGTCAGGGTCGGGCTTGTCGGTGGTGTTCATGCCGTCACGATACCCCCGGGCCGGCTCAGGACGTGAGACGGGCTTCCAGTGCCTCCAGCCTTGCGGCCAACCCGCGCAAGATGAAGGCGTGAAGCCCGTCAGGCCGGAAGCTGTAGAGGTCGCCAGCCGCCCTGCCTGGGCTGGTCACACTCCCGCCGGGGCAGACCACATTCCCGTCATCGTCCAGCTTGTCGGGCCACTCGCTGCTCTGATCAGGCTTTTCTTCCCAGCTGTCATAGCAGATGAAGCCGTATGCAAACGGGTCGAGGCCATGCGACTGCATGACTTCGATTGCCCTTTGCACGGTCATGCCGATGTGCCACCTGGCTGCATCGCCCTTGGCCTCAACCGATGCCAGCCACTTGTACGCGCCGATCTCCCTGCCAAGCTGGGCTGCTGCAGAGATTTCGGCCTGCTCCAGCGGACGAACAGGCGTCTTCTCCCTCTCGTCGGACGTGTTGATCGAGCCGGTCGCCGCAAAAACGACGGAGAATCGGTTGCTACCCGTTCCGATCGCTGTCGCATTGTCCACGTTCGGCCTCAGGTTGGCGCCGCTGGCGGCCATGTACAGCCAAACGCCAGAGCCGGCGACAAAAGCGAGGTCGTGCGCAGTGAGGGTGCCAAAGAAGCCAACGCCACCCGCGAGGGAGTCGTTCGATGAGAGTACGGACTGAATTCCGCCAGTCGAGGTAGCTTGGAAGAAGGCCGGTGTCCCTGACGTGATCTGCATGGTGTCCCTGACGAGCAGAGGCCCCACGAGGTCATTTGACCATACGCTATCGCCCCTCAGAAGCTTTGCGTCTGTTCCGCCGATCGGTGGGATTCTCGCCAGCTCTGCAGAGGTCAGGTGGTAGTACTGGCCGGACGTGCCGCCCTGCAGGCCAGAGAGCCAGGTGTTGTGGTCGATGGCCGGGATCTGCGCGGCCGGGACCTTCCCGCCGGCGTCCAGATCGGCTATCCCGTTGGGCTGGCCCTTCTGGGCAGTGATCCGGGCATCGGCGCGGGCGTTGGTGAAGTAGAGGTTCGCGCCCTCGGCAAGGTCGGTCGTGGTCGCCGCCTGAGTGCCTGAGACGCGGCCCTTAGCATCGCGCGAGAGCTTGACCAACGCTGCGCCGACGCCCGTGTCTGTGAGATCGGCAAGGGAGATAGTCGGCAGCCCAGCCGCCGCGTCCCCGTTCGTCACGACGATCTGGTTGGCGGTGCCGGTGATCGTCGCCGCCCGGCTTCCGGTCTTCCGTCCCTTGGCATCAAAGGTCGTGGCCAGCAGGGTGCCTGCGCCCGAGTCAGGAACGTCCGGCAGGCCAAAGGTCGATACGCCGTCCGTCCCGACCGTTTTGGTCAGCTCCCCGGAGACCACCTGGACTGCGCTGGAAACGGCAAACCACCCCTTAACTCCCCCAGGTCCAGTCCCGTAGTACATGGTATTGCCAGGCGCGTCAGCATCTCCCACAAGGGTGATCAGCACCACCCCGCCCGTCTGGACTGCGCCGTCTACGTTGATCGAGTTGGCGCCGAAGATGGAGAAGTCCAGCTCTTGCCCCTCTTCAAGCTCAGCAACCCTTGCCGCCAGAGCCTCATACAGGGCGCGCAGATCATCGCTGGACTGCGCCGAGGCCATCCGCAGGAAATAGTTGGCCCATGCCTGCGTGACGCGGCCACCGCGGTCAACGACCGGCTGGTCAAACCTCGGCTGTTCGGAGGGCGTCGGCATTAGCTGGCCACCTTGCCCACTGCACGCCAGGAGAACTCGAACG